GCGCTGGATCGTCAACCTTTAAGACAGTTGGTGAAACTACAAAGCTTATAGTACCATCCTTATCTTGAGCGCTTACAGCAGCTTTGACATCTACCGTAGTAGAACCGACGCCATAGGTTGCTGTCTTTATAGAAATTCCAGTGCGTGTCATCCTTATTATGATGAAAACACGACATTTGCTACGCCTCCAATAACTCGGATGAAGTTGTAGGATTCGACAAATGCACGAACATTGTAACTGTATGATAAGGTTTGCGCATCTGTCTTACGAATAATACTCACAACCTCATTGGGGGTGTACAATAACTTTCCATTGGCGTCTACTGCGTTGGGATTCACTACAGTTGGGTTTGGATTCTGGGCCGTTGACTTTAAGATACATACTGTTGTTCCCTGCGTTGGAGATGCGGCAAGTGCTGGCTGAATGTATGAATTGCGTAAGGTGGTACGATCAAACTGAGACCCATTAAGATGACCGGACGGCTGACCATTATAATGCTCAAGTGCAAAAGAGTATGCATAAATACCAGGAATACCTACAATTGAAAAGCCTGTATGGTGCCTGAAGTTTTGGAGCTCTGAAAAGAACTCCGCATTCTTGTACCCAAATCGTTCCTTTCCGTTCAAGACTATCGCCGACTGAGTTAAAATATCGCGCCGAGATGTATCCGTAGGTAGAGCATTTCCTGATGTGTATTGGGGGGTAAAGAATGAAAGTCCGCTAGAATCTAGAGGTGGCTTGTAAGGATCTTCCCAGTTTGTGTAATTATCGTAATCATTGAGAGCATCGCGATCAGACCGCTGAGCTACCCATACGACCTGTGTACACAAATTACGCATCGTGAGTTCTAAGTCGTTACTTGCGCCGTAAGCTCCGAATGTAGATGTTACATCTATTTGATTTATAATGAACGAGTGCTCTGTCTTAGCGATATGAATTAGTTCAGGATCGTTCAGCCAAATATAGTTGGCCTCAATATACGGATTCAAATTCCAAGTTGTGAGTACAGTATTCGTTGGCGATGGAGTTGTAGAATATGTTGGTGGTGATAAAAAATTTGTCATTCGAAATGTTGCAGAACTTGAATCAGGAGCAATACGGTTTCCGAAATTAGTGTTTGGAGATCCTGATATAGTTTCACGAACGTCAATAATAGTAAAGAGTTGATACATATTCTTTAAATCGACCACGATTTCAACTTCTGAATGCTGTAGTGCAATTAGTGGTAGAGCCTTACCTATTTCTTCACAAAACCAAAAGTGGAGTGGAATTGTTAGAATACGTCCTGGAATCGACGCTTCAGCTAGATCTGTAGATGTAGAAATAGCGTGTGGGTACTGATTTACTCGGTCAAACGCATTCGCCGGATCATACACTTCACGAACATTTCCTACTAGTCGATTTAGAAGTGCCTTTTTGGTTCCATCAAATTTGATTTCAGCATACAGTTTCATCCATTCTCCAGTATGGCGAACAATCTCCTGGCCGTTAATTAGCACAGCAACGTAGTTAATCATATTGTAACCTATATTACGAATCCAATTGTACTGGTACCCAATCGCATTTGAGTTATTATTTAAGTTTGGATGAGCTTCGGTAACTGGGGCTACAGGTGAAAAAATATCAGGCAGAGTTACTACAAGATAACAATCGTGTACAAGTTGAGCATACCGTTCTACTTTTGCTCGTAGAGTCAACGATCCTGACGTCGGAAGTTGTAGATTTGTAGTTTTGAAAACAAGTTGAAAATGCTCCATCGCAAAATCTGTGTGGCGTTTGTACACTGACCGAAAATGAGTAAACGAAGGGTTCCCATTTACGAGTTGATCTTGGGCACCTTTGGCCACTAATTGCATTAAACCTCCTGACATCTCTTGCTTATTTACTGAATAGATTTATGTACGAAAACCGCGCATTTACTACATCCAGTTGTCTTTGTAGAAAGTGTACTTGTAGAACAGTTACATAGATTCGTATCCGTTAGAATAAATCCTCCGGCAATATTTGCACTCTGTAGAATGAAGTCTGCACGCTGCGATCCTAGGTAATCTGTCCACATAGACGCAGGGCGACGAATCTTACTGGTTCCTACTACTGGCTTAATTAATGCACTTGGAGTGTAAGGTAGCTGAGGCACAGGTGTTGGAGCAATATCCTTATTTGTTGCAAGATTAACGGTTGCATACGTCTTGGCGCCACGAAGACGCTGAAGACGAGTCCAGTCTCCAGCAGATAAACCACGTGTTCCAGCTTGAGAGTTAGACATTGATGAACCTGCTCCAGCGCTTGATGCTGTAGCCATTTATAAGACTACGTAGGGAAAAAATGTTATTTTTGTGGGACCAGACCGTTCTCCAATACGAAATAAGCGTTTATTATCTGAAAATGCAACATAATCAAATATCTCGTTTGTTATGGGATCTAAAATCATCAGTAGACCTTTTACTTTTATAATTTGTATCTTGCGTGCCTTACGTTCAATATTACGTAAATATAATGCATCCCTTTCATCGGAAAGGTATGATGGCTTATAAGCTAAATCATCTGCAGTTACCTTTGTATCAAAGCGCATACACTGAATTACTGGAGTTTCTTTAGAATGTAATTTGCGATGAATTTCACAATCTACTGCTGCCTGTTTTAAAATTGTGGAAATACTTTTGATCAAACGATTCTTCTCATAAGACACTTCATAAAGGTACTCATCAGTAGTCATGAAAGTTTCACGAGGTTCATCGCCTTCATACCGTTTCAAGACCATATCGTTACGACGAATAGCTACAATGTTTGGAGCCTTATCTGCGTCTGAAGTTGTAGCTTGTTCCTGTGTAAACACTGACATGTACAGTTTTACAGTAACGTTTCGGTCTTCTAATGGAAGTGCGATATGTGAATTCAATCGAATTGCACGACCAATAACCTGATCAGTACGCGAAGGGTTCCAGTACGGTTCCATGATGTATACATTACGAGTCTTTAGTAGTGTAATACCTTCTGCTCCAGCCTTTGAAGCCATGAGAATACATAGACGCTTAGGCTTATCTGTTAAACTATCTTTTAACGATTGAGGGAACGTATCTGAATACTTTTCATTAAAAATCTGGCGATAAATTTCACGCTCTTCCTTATCTTTTCCGCCAGTGCCACCTGTATATAAAGCATATGCAGGAACATCAGGTTTCATTGAAGAATCTTCTTTCCATATTCCGGATTCCTTTATTACTCGGTATTTCTGAAATCCATTGTTATCCAAAACTGCACTAAAAGTTCCCAAACCACCTAAAGATACATACTCAGAATATACAAACTGATTATTCAAGTCACCAAATTTACCCACAGTTTCATTCAAATCTGCGAGCATTCGTGCCATCTTAGGTGAATATCGAGCTAAACCTGCACCCTTCAAATACTTTTCTGGTTCAGCGCGAAGCTTCTCGATAATTTGGGAATTATCCGGCTCATTTTCTTCATCGACTTCGCCTTCAACCGTCATGGTAACGCGCAAATCTTGGGGAACAGCATAGTTACATACCTGTCGTGTACGAGGACGGAACGAACCTAGTTGGTCATCGAGACTTACTTTACGTTTACGATTAACTTCAGTCTTGTACTCTATAAAACGCTCAGTCAAATATATAAAATATTCTTCATCACTCATTTCAACTTTTTGTAATGTCTTGTCTTCATCTAGACGTTTAGGTAGTAAATTTTCATCAGCTCCTTTGTAGTACGATACTAAACCCTGAATGCGATGAGCAAACATAATGGGATTACGAATATTTAACCCATCTACGAATGTCTTCATGAACTCTTCGTATTCTGTAGGTAAGCATTCCAAGTTTTCTACTACAAACTTATCTTCGTCGGAAAGTTCAACTCCGGTAAACTTAATTTCAAACTCTGTCTTCCAAGTTTTTACCCAAGCCTTAATATCTGGGTTCTGGTCAAAATCCTTATTGTATTTCACAGCTATACGGCTACCTTTTTCATTATAAACGCTCTCAAAATTTGGAGGATTGCGAGTCAGCATTATCACACGCTTTACTGAATTGTATTCTACCGTATCCACATCTTTAATTGAACGGAAGAATGCACTCATCAGTGCTTCATCCCAAGCCATAGCTGATTTCGTAGGAATTGAAATACGTTCAATAGGACCACGTAGAAGATTCATTAGGTACGAAATCTCATGAGGACTATTGATAGCTGGTGTTCCTGAAAGAGCTACAACCTTACAGTTTCGAGCCCTGTAAATGTAATCATAAACCCTAGTCTTAAGTTCACTTTCGTTGACTACGGCACCGACTAAGTTGTGTGCTTCTTCAATTATGACAACAGTATCATCAAACATTTGAGGACTTGGAAATAGTTTATCTATGTTGCTTTTATTGATACCGTTGTACCGAATAAAGTTAAAACGTTGGTGAATAATATCATCTATCTGATTCGATACGCCTTTGGCAATTGCAGGAGGTAGTACATTGTAATTTGATGGTAATCCAGGAACAGTAATGAAGAAATGTCCGTTCGCATCTAAAAAATTATCAGAAATACTCATAGATTTTGCCAGTTCACGATCTTCAGCCGAACGGATTTTCTTCTCTTCCCAATGCTGTTCTTTCATATAGATAGGATCACCGGCTACACGAATCTCTTCTAAAAAGTTATCCTCCAGAGATGCAGGAGTAAGAACATAAATCTTTTTATTGGACATCAATGATTCGGCAATTGCAATCGCGGAACGTGTCTTACCTGAACCAAGACCATGGTAAAGAAGTACACCACGATAAGGTGTCTCAATAACTAGGTAATCTCGAACTAGTTTCTGGTATGGCTTCAGATCCTTGACCGGTTGATCGGTTCCGATCATGTCTTTCTGACGGTATTTTAGGAAGATACGTGTTATCGAATCGGAAAATGCTTTACGATTCGGCAAGGTGTACATCTTCCACTTATTTTTGGGAAGGAAATGATAATGGAGGCAATACTTCGCAAGAATCCAAAGCTCTGGATGGTTGCCATATACCTTTTCTTAGTTGCCGGATTCCTATATCTCAAGCCTTCTGTTGCTTTTGGAGAGCAGGGTCGTATCCGTCCTTTTGGAGTGGGTAAGCGTGAGTCTACTGTTTTTCCAGTATGGTTCTGGATGTTTACATTTGCTGTCGCATCCTACCTTGGAGTCGTATATGCCCTAGACTACTCACTTTGAAGGCTTAGCATTGGCATTGGCTTCTTCTGCTGCCTGCTTATCTGCAAGTTCTTTCATTAACTTACTCTTAAACTCCGTCATCTCCGCCGTTGATGATACACATGTTTGAGCTTCGCTGTGAACAACATTGAGTGCTCCTGCCGGCCATGCAATCAACATTATAACAAGTCCAAGACCAATGGCAGGTCCAAACATATTCGTAAATGGACTTATAAAGTTATTACGAACTATATCAAAATATGTAAGAGCATAAGGAATAATTGTTATAGTCGCAAACTGAAGACCTTGAATAAACGCCACTGAAAAATTTACTTTAGAACACTGCAGCTGTGTTGATATGAGTGATACCACCGTACCTGTAATGAGCATGATGCCATATATTGAAGCAGCCGCCTTCCAATC